TCCACATTCTAGGCAAAGGAAGTATGGCTCCCGCTCCGATACCAGCATTGCCCCGCCACACGTCACATCAGGGCAGTCGGCAAGCCATCTATTGTCGTCGATTCGTGCCTTTACTTCACCGGAGAGCGCTGCCCCAGAGATCGACGGCGGCTTACCCTTCCCGGTGCGATAGAACTCGGCTGCGGCGAAGCCCCAGACTCCGACCCGCTGGTTGTCGTCGTGCTGCAGAATTTTATTAGTAAGCAATTCTCGTCTCCGTATCCAATTTTGAAGTGTTCAGAACCCAGAATCCCGACCATGCCGAGGCGGGTGACAGCCATAGGCTAACAGTGTGCAGTCTGCCGGGGTCCACCCTGTGGTTGATCTTCTCGACAAAGAAGGCATCGTTGATGCCAAAGCCAGATGTATTATTCGCCTCGACAGTAACACGATCTGAGACCTGCCGGGCGAGCGCTTCGGCCATGTGGTCGCTGTCCCTGTTTGCGTTGAACGCCAGCTCCAGCAGAACGGTCGGATCTTTGTAGATACCGATATGAAAATTGCACCAGTCCAGCGCCTCGCCTGAATCGCTCACCCATGTCGCCGAGCGAGTCCGTGGGAACGTGCGCTTGCCGTGAGCCGTCTGGCTTGTCGCATCCTCGGCAGAGACCAGTCCGGGATCGGCCTCGGTGACTGGCGTGCCGCGCGCTTGGAGCTTGGTCAGATAAGCACCAGAGCTGGTCGAATCATTCGCAACTGTGATCTGCATGGCCCGCGCATATTTCGTTACGCTGACCGATAGATTGCTCGTCATATTTGTTCCGCTACCATCGGCGGCTGCATTGCCCGTGAAGTCCGTAGTGCTGGCCGGGGTCGTCCACGCATCAACTGCCACAGAATTATTGCCTGACTGCGGGTTCGGATAGCCCGCCCAGAAGGTCAATGACGAGGCTGCCGGGATCAGGGGCGAGCTGGCTCCGGTTTCAGGATGGGTCCAGAGAACCGCAAGGCTGCCCACAGCAAAGATTCTAATCGGTGACCGGAACTCGTTGAATATCAGCTTATTCGGATCGTCCTGATTTATCGGTGCCGAGTACAGAATTTCCCCGCCCGCTGCCGGATTGTTGTCTGTGTATGTGGCTTGTGAAACGGTTGCCGGGGATTTGAATCGGTGATGTCGATCCTCAAATGCTATGTCGCCATCAGGCTTCTCACGCAGGAAGCCACCCTCGCTCGCCTCCAGTTCGCGCAGGGCTGCCAGCGCACGAGTTTCTTCGACCCACCATCGGGCCATCGTGGTCTGACCCGTGTCCAGATCCCGGTCGCCGCCCGGCCAACCTGCATCAGTAAGGATGAGGGCCGCCGCTGCTCCGGTAGTGATATTCGTTTCCATGTCTACCCGGATTCTTTTTTCGTTGATGTAACCCAGCGGCCCGGTCGCCGTCAGGGTCGCAATCTTTGAGCGGTCTGATTTTATTTTCGGCTTGATGTCGTCGAGGAAGCCAACCCAGAGCGTGGCCGAGCTTGGAGCAGTCGTTCGGACCTGTACTTTTCGCCCCGGTTTTATTAACCCGGTCAGCGCCGACGAGCCGTTTGTCGGGCTATATTTGTTGTCGTCGTTCCTCAAGTCCACGACCAGCTTCCCGGCGATGGACGTTCCCGTTAATGGGCTGGCAAATGATCGTCCGAGCGACATCTGTCTGATGCGGATTGCGTCGCCCGTGACATTCTCGTTGGAGTCGCCAAAGTCACCATCATTGTTCCAGTCCACTTCGACGACATATGTTGCAAGGGTTGTCATTACAAATTATCGAACCCCATCCCAAGCGCTCCGCGGCGCTGCGCCCGGTCCAAAGCCCCGGTAACCAGTTCGTCCACGTCCTCTGAGCCGATGATCGTCTCGGCTGAAATGTTAATTGCGATCTGTTGCTGCGCCGACATTCCGCCTGCACCGCCTCCGCCTCCACCGGCCATACCGAAGCCACCCATCATAGACTGATTCGCACTTGGAATCGCAACAGCCGTTGCGCCTGTGCCATAGAACCCGCCCATCATCGTCTGGCTCGCTCCGGGGTCAGCCGCCCGGTCTGGTCCACGACCGTAGAAGCCGCCCATCATTGTCTGGCTTGCGCCGATTGCCGCTGGCTTCATTGTTAGGTCTTTGAACAAATCAGTGGCACTGAAATTGAGCTGCGGCGCTGTGAGATCTACATTCTCCAAACGGTCAAGATTAAAGCCGAGCTTGCCCACGCCCTTAATCGATATCGATGGCAATTTATTCAGGGCATCGATCACTGTGTTCACAAAATTGATGATGATATTCAGGCCGCCACCGAATACAGTTGTCACGACTCGCATAATCATGTTGAACGCTCCGATCAGAGCGTCGGCACCCTGCGCGATAAAGCCGAAGGCCGAGACGATTACGCTTTTGATCGTATCGAAATTATCTCGGATGAATCGGACCATGAAAATCACGCCTTTAATCAATGGCCCGGACGGGAGCAGCCAGCCCCAATTGCTTTCATACAGCGAAAATATTTTCTCGAAAATCATCTTGGCCGCGTCCCGTATCTTTTCCCAGTTCTTGACGATCAAGACTCCGATAGCGATGGCCGCTGCGATCGCCAGCACAATCGCTCCAATCGGTCCCGTAGCGATGGTGATTGCTGCTCCCATCAAGGGCGCTGCTGCTGTGATCGCCGTGATCGCAGGAAGCATCATGCCCAGTACAATCAACAGGGGTCCAATGGCTGCCGCTAGAGCAGCGATGATAACGACCACTGTCTTCACGGGAGCAGGCGTATCGCTCAACCAACGGACAGCCACGGCCAACTTCTTTGCGAGGCCTTCCATAAATTCAAGGATGCCCGAATCGGCCAGCGCGATTGCGAAGCCTTCGATCGCAGACTTGACCTCTTTCATTACCCCGGCGAAGCCTTCCATCGACACCGCTGCAACCTCGTCTGTGGTTCCGGCGGAGTCCTTCAATTCTTGCGTGAGATTCTTCATCGCATCGGCACCCTGCGTTACCAGAGCGGACATGGCCGGGCCAGCCCGCTGGCCGAATATCGTCATCATGTCAGCGGTCGAAGCGCCTGCTTCCTCAAGTTGCCCGATGATATCGGAGAAGCTGATGAGGTTGCCTTGATTATCAAATAGGCTCAGGCCCAATTGATCAATTGCCGTTTGTGCTTCGGTTGACGGAGTTAGCAGTCTGGTGATCGCACCACGCAACGAAGTTCCAGCCATGCCCGCCTGAATGCCAGCGTTCCCCAGCATACCGGTCGCTGCCGCCATCTCCTCAAATTCAAAGCCAGCACTGGCAGCTACAGGTCCAACAAACTTGAACGCTTCACCAAGCTGCACGAGGTCGGTATTTGTGGACGTGAAGGTCTTGGTCAACACGTCGGTGGCATGGCCAAGCTCTTTGGTTTCCATGTTATAGCCGGTCAAAATGTTGGAGGCGATATCGGCGGCATCGGCCAGTTCCATTTGCCCGGCAGCGGCGAGGCTCAATGTGGCCGGGAGAGCCGTCATAATGTCGTTCGCCTCAAACCCGGCCATCGCCAAGAAGTTCATACCTTCGGCGGCTTCACTGGCTGAGAATTGAGTGGTCGAGCCGAGTTCTTTTGCCAGCTCAGTCAGGCTCTCAAGGTCGCTGCCTGTCGCGCCTGACACGACCCGCACCCGGTTCATGGCTTTCTGGAAATCTGCACCAGATTTTATGATCCCGATTCCCATGCCGACGATTGGCGCTGTTATGCCCATCGACATCTTCTTGCCAGCAGATTTCATTCCACTGGCCAACCCGTCAACTTTGCCGCGCAAACTCTGGACCACTTTCTCAGCCTGTGATCCGTCGGCTTTGATCTCAATTTTGATTTCGTTAGCCATCAGCCAATTCCTGTCGATATGCCCGCTAGCTGGTCTTCCATGCTAGGCACCGAAACGCTGCCCTCTTTGTCCTCTGGATTCGCCTCAGCTATTACATTCTGGATGAACATAATCAGATCGGCATCCTCGCCCATCAGCACCGACGGAACGCAGCTATATCGCTGGCAGAGATTGTCGATGAACTCTGCCTGCTGAAGGATCAACGGTTTCCTGATTACGTTCCCATCGGTATCGAAGCCGCCTGCGACGTGCTTCCATTTTGTGATTGCGCTGCTAAAGGGGCAGGTACGCTCCCGATCTGCCTCACCCACTGGTCGATCATAAGCATGACCAGATCTGCTGGAAGCGACTCCAGTCCTTCGACGGTCATTGGGACCGGGCTGCCCGTGTCATCCTCAAGGTTCCATCTGTCTAATCCGAACTGAACAAACGAGGTGTATACCGGGCGCGGGTCTTCATTGTTCTCACGTTCCGCCATCGACACCGCCACGCCAAGCGGCACACTGAGCCGCACGACGACTTCAGCGCCTTCGTACAGGTCGGTGAAGACCAGTCTGGCAGTGCGGAGCGGAACTCGGAACCCACCGGCTTTCAGGTTGGTTTCCATTGTCGTCTCCTTAAATTATGCCCAAGTTGGGACAACGCCTCCAGAAAGCAGGCCGGGTGCTGACCAAGTCAGCTCGCCGGATGTCGAGCGTGAGAGCGAGTAGTCCGTGTAGAACAGTTCGCCCGGTAGCGTCTGCCCGCTGTGAACGATCGTGGTGGTTCGCGCAACCGACGAGCTTGGCACAGTCGAAAAGACTGCGTGGCTCAGGTTTGACGCATCGTTGAATACTCCGTTAATCGTAATGGTGAAATCAGCGAGCAAGAGCAATCGCTCAAATGCTGATTTATCCAACCCTGTAACGTCCTGTGTCGCCCGTGGCGTGGCGAAATCTATATTGGTGATATCGTTGGCGAGCGCACGCGCACTGCCGCTGGAATCATCCACTGCCACTGTCATTCCAAATCCCGACTCTTTTGCCATCGTGAGCCTCCTAGCTCTTACTTATTTTGTACATCTCTTCGTTATAGGTGTCGTTAAATTCCTGTCCCTCAAATATTCGACGAGGCGGCCCCATTGTTTGATGGAATAATATCGGCGGACGGTCGAGGCTAGTCGTATGCGTGCGAAAGCATTTCTGGCCCGGATAGAACTTGAAGACCACCCGATCCCCATCAACTGCTTCAGCGAACTTGCGACCGCTTTGATAGCGGATATAAAGCGCCTGTGGCGAGTTGATCGGCACAGCCGTCAGCCAGCCCTCCAGCCAGTGCTTACAATCCACTTCACGGCACGTTGCCTCCCGCCTGTGCGTGGCAACCGGAGCGGCCATTCTGAACCGCTGACTGATGCGCGGGTCCATGCTAGTAGCTAGTGTCATCTTGAGCAGTTCCCCGACGATACGCCACAGCGATCACAGCATTGCTAAATGTCCCGGTCGTGGTGATCCTGACGTAGCGCTCAACGTCGCCGGTCGCCGTGACCCGTTCGCTCGTTGGCTCTGCACCATCGGACACTGCCGAGAAAGATACGAGCGTTCCCCAACTAGAATCGTTAGAGCTGTCCTGAATTACGACGGTCGGCGCTCCGCTGTTGATATCGAACAGGTGCAAGAATGCCGCCACTCCTGCGGTCGTCTGCGCGCTATCGTCACGGGACGCATTGCTGCCTGCGCTGGAGTGTGTAATCTTCCCGGCGCTCAACATCTCGGACCACTCTGGAGCCACTGCATTATTCTCAGCCGATACCGTGAACGACAGGCTCCCGTCTGAGCCTCGTGAGCCATCGTAGTTCAACTGCTTTGCCACCATCGCTTTGGCGGATGACCCGACAGACGTGCCGAGCGCCCAGAGGATGTTCACGTCAGTTGTTGGCAGCCCCTTCAACGCAGCGTGTTCGGCGAGAGCTGCATCGTTAAAAAAAGCGTTGAACTCGATCGTGCCACCGGCCCGGCCCAGCAGCCGTTCAAAGGCCGATTTATTAATTGCCGTAACATCAAGTGTCTCGCGCGGCGATGCCGCCGTGTTCACGGCTCCCACATCGCCAGAAATGTCGTAGCCGTTAATGTAAAAGTTCTGGCCTAGACCAGACGATTTCGCCATCTATGCCCTCTCAATCTGTCCTCTTGCCAATAAATCTTTCACGGTCATGCCATTCGGCGGAATAAAGATCTCGCCTTCGGTCAATGAAATCTCTTGTAGTACCAGCCCAGCCTTCGACTTTTCTTGGATCGTCAATATCGGAATCCCGCTCGGCAGGTTCCGAGGATTCAAGACACGATATTTGGTCTTCGCTTGTGCCATGATTAAGCTGCCATCGTTGCCGAGTCATCCACGATCAGGGGCAGGCTGATATCGACTATTCGATACATCTTGCCACCGAGGTCCACGTAACCCCAAGTCGCTCCCATGCCTGCGCCATAGATACCGGCGATGTCTATGTTTCTGATTGTCTCGCCGAGGTCATAGTCACCAATGAGATCGGACTGGATATCGCTCGACACTTCGCCCAGTTCAAACTCAATCGATTCGGTCGGCTCCGCGAGCATGTCCCGGTAAATGCGGATCGTGACAATGTGCTGCTCGATAATCTTGGTCAGCGTTGTCTCGGCGACGGTGGTTGATCCCATGAAAATAGCAGCGCTCAATTCCGCACCAGCCACTGGCTGCTTTGGCTCGCCGACTGCGACGTTTGATCCAAAATAACCCGAAGCCAGAAGGTAACTTTCGACAGCTTGGAGCGTAGATTTAATCTTGAAAGCCATGCCTTCAACTCATCCTCTGCTTCATTCTGGCAATCGGCACTGCGATAATTTTCCGCAGGTTTTTTTGAATATATTGGGCGGTCTTTCTGAAGGTGCCATAACCTTTGAAGCGGGTGCTTTGATTGCGGGAAGATGTACCTTCAAGCCACGGTCCATAGACAGCTCCGCCATCAGTGATCATAGCCTTATAATCCGAGATCATTGTCTTGGTCTTACCGACACCCCTTCGATAGTCGCCAACGCTGTGCCTTCCCTTTGCTTCGGCAACCGATAGAAATACACCTTCTGGCTTTGACTTAAGCTGCTCCGAGAGCCGGTCAGCCGTGGCCTCAAGCGTTGCATTAACTGCGCCGCGCACACCCTGCCTGATAACGTCACGCGCAAACAGCGGACCTCCGACCTTCGCTTTGATCCCGATCATAACCATTCAAATAGCCCCGATCCGATACCGATCATAACCGATCAAATCGCCCCAATCCGCGTGCGTTTTAACTGGCGAACGAGACCATGCCGAAGCTCGGCGAGTGATCGGCCCCGCATCTCACGAGCGCCCTCGCCTGTGCCGACTTCACGGCCCCACCCGGCAGACTCCTGATGAACTGCGTTGACGGCGGCAGCCACGCACAACTCATTCACGTCAAACGGCACTTCGTATTTACTGATCGCTGTGCTGTCAGAGTGGGTCGCTGCGGTAGTTCCGTTGACCCCTCGCTCAATGGTTAGGGTCCGATTGATATGCACCGCTGTGTCGTCTGAATGAGCAACGAGGACGGTATCGTTAAATGCCCGGCGGACCGTCAGGTTATTGGTCGAGACAGCCGAGACAAATAGTTGCTCGGAATCGACCCGGATAATCTCCCCGGCTACGATCCCGTGGGAGCCGTCTACTGTCACGGTCACATTCGATTTGTCTGCCGTGAGCGCGCCATTGAGCAGGATGCTATCGAGCGCAGCAAAGTCACGATCGGAGACAAATACCTGCTCGCTTTCGATTAGCAGCGCATCGCCCACATTGATAAGCGAAGCGTCCGAGC